AACCCCTGCACGGCGCTGACGGCGAGTTGCGCGTCTACTCCTTGCTGGACTTTTGCTCTTGCGGCAGGATCGAGCCGCGCAAACAACCCGTTCGGGTTGTCGATCATTTCCTGCATCTGCGTCCGCTTGAAGAGAAACATATTCGGGTTGTTTTGGAGCAGATTCGCCGTCGAATCCAGGGTCTTATCAAGCTCCATCTGCGCGGCTTTGCCTTGCAAGGACGCATCGACGGAGATCAACCCTTCCATAATCGACGCGGTGACTTTGGCCGCTCGCGTGCGGAACGTAGCCTGCCCGGCGGCGGTTTCGTAGCGGGAGGTGTCCTCCCCACCGGACAGCGTATCCAGCCGGTTCCGGAGATAGCCGCTTATTTGTTCCGAGAGCAGCGGTTCCCCGGGCTGCCAGGTTTGCTGGAGCCGGTGGATCTCCTGCATGGCCTCGGTGTGGAGTTCGGTCAACTGGATGTCGGCATCCGTCGCTTCCCGCCGAGCCTTGGCCTGCTCCAGCACCGCCTCGGCGCGGGCGAAGTCCATCCCCGCCGCCACCATCGATTGCCCCAGGTTGACAATCCCGTCGCCCCCGAAGTCGGACCCGGACGCCTGGCGGCCCCCGAGCGCCCCCTGCGGCTGCACTTGCGGCTGATACGGTCTGATCGTCGGCATGGGTTAGTATTCCTCGTAGAGTGGAGACTCATTCCGACTCCGGATGGGCGTGCCCCGCGCCATGCCGGAATAACCATAGGTCGCGCGGCCGACGCTGGTCAGCAGCGAACTAGCCGCGTTTAGCTGGCCCTGCTCCTGCGCGGTGCGCCCGGAAAACCGGTCCAGCGTCGCCTCGTTCACGTAGCCGATAGAGCGCAGGCGGCCCATATACAGGATGTTCTGCTCGTCCAAGGCGGCGTTGGACACGCTCATCGCCAGGACATCCGAAGGTGAGCCGTCGGACGTGACCCCGGCGGCGCTGTAGCCCGCCATGACCGAGCCCTGGATCTGCGTGGCCCGCTGCCGTTGCAGGGAGGCTTGCGCCCCCGCCTGCTCCAGCGCGATCCGCGCATTCTGATCCGCCAAGGCGGCGTTGTAGTTGGCGGCGGATTGCTGGGCTTCCGCCTGCTTGATCGACCCGTAGGCGGCCACCGCGCCGCCGGCCAACATGATAAGAGGAATCGCAAACGCCATGGTTACTCCATCCTCAGCCGCACATACATCGCATGGGTTTCCCCAAAAGGTCCATACCCCGGCATCGTACTTTCATACGTAAAACCCAACCGTTCCGCCCACCGCATCGCCGCGGCATGGGTCGGGTCCACGGTCATTTCCAGCCGGCGCACCACACACCGGTCGAGGTACCGCGTTACGGCCTTATGGATGCTCTTCTTGTACTGCGGCAAATGCTCGGACATGAGCGACCAGGCTTGGGCGCGTCCCGGCCAGCACCGGACCACCCCGGCGCAGGCAATCACGGTCACACCGGCGAAGGCCGTAAAGCCCTCGCCGGCCGCGCACAGCGCCCGCCCATAGTCCAAGGTCAACGCCCCGCGCATCGGGGCCTGCTCGGGCTGGAGGGCCAGCAGGAGCAAATGCCAGGGCTCAAACGGCTCGATCGTTACCGCTCCTGGGTGTCCAGGTCCGGCATGATCGCGAGAATCGTGGCCGGAAAGGGTTGGCTCACACGCCAGCATACATAGTTCTCCGTTGTGTACGACCCTTCCCACGAAAAGTCGCCTTTGTCGCCCGAGAACAGCGGCACCGCGGCATCCATCGCATGCCCCGAAGTCCGGAAGTTCAACGCCGTGAGCTTCCCGTAGCCCGAGGTATTGAACGAGGCCCCCACGGCCAGCCCGAGCGTATCATGGAGCCGGAAGAAGACGCGATGGGATCGCATGATCTTCCCCTGCGCGGTGCCCTGCGCGGCCCCAGCTTCCGGTCGAAGCGCCTGCCCATCGCTGTTGTAGGGATACCCGATTTGCACGACGGAGGCCGTATAGTTCAACGTCGCCACCCCGAGCGAACTGATCGTCACGTCCGGGTGAGCCGCCCCATCGGCCAGCACGGACACGGTTTCCCCGGCCAGGTGGTACAACCCCCGGATCGTGGACGTGGCCGCCCCGTCGTAGGTGAGGCCGCCATCGACAAAGAACGCATCTTCTTGCGCGTCGCCCCGTTCCCACAAGCGGGTCATATACTCGACATGGCGCACCGCGCGGCCGTTGACGTAGCGTTGCACCACGAGCCACACTTCGTCGCGCAACCCGTCTGACGAGGGAATCACGGCCACGGACTCCGCTTTGGCTGCCACGGTCTGTCCGCTGTCCGAGTACCCCCCGAGTTCGTGCCGATGCCAACCGGAGACTTTATCCGCCCGCGAATAGGAAAAGCCCAACAGCATGCCGTCGTTCCGTACCGCCCACACGACTTTGGTCCGCTTCCGCTGGTAGGCCAGTTCCTTGATCCCGGACGAAGCATCCGGATCGCCTTTACCGACGTGCTCCGCCAGCACGGTCATATCGAACGCATCGAAGGCGTTGTTCTCGTAGGAATAGACGAGTTCATAGAGTTCGCGGCCGCCGGCGGCCACATGCAGCACGGAGTTCCCCACGCGCATCGGCGCCGCCAGGGTGCTCCCGTTCGCCGTGGATTGCTTGGCGTTGATGTTAGTGGGCGTGATGGCTTCCCCGAGCGCGGAGGGGCTGACCAGCCATTCGCCCTCAAACGTCCCGATCGCGATCCCGTTCGCCGTGCCCCGCATCCACCGGATATTCTGCACGTCGTCGGAGTTCAGGGTAAACGACGCCGCATTGTCGTCGGCCACGGTGCCCGTGGTATCCGAGGACGCCATGTTTTCATAGTCGCCCACTTTAGAGAGATCGATCCTCGCGGGAAAATCCGGCACTCCGCCCATACACAGCCGGTCCCCAAAAAACGTCCCGCACGACGGATACCCGGTGGTGTCGGAATAGACTCCCATGCGCCAGTCGGTTTTCGCGGCGGTACTGGTCAGGGTGTTGATGACCGTCACCGTGACGACGGTGGTCGAGGTCCAGCCCGTGATGAGGACGTAGCCCCACACAGAGCCCTGCCGGATCCGGATGTAGCGCCCCACGTCGGTCGAAAGGAAGCCCTGGTCGTCGTTAATGCCCGTGGTGGCTGAGGCCGTGAGCGTCACCCCGGTCCCCGGCGCGAACGCGCTCGGGGTCAACGTGGTGGCGGTGGTGTTCAGGGGCAGGTACGGCCCATCCAGGAACGTGATAACGGCCAGCGTCCACGAGGTATCCGACGCCCGCACCAGCGTGCGCGGGGCATAGTCCGGATGAAAGATGTAGAGCGTGTCGGCCGACTGGACAAATTTCAACTCAAAGAGATCCGCTTCGACGTAGGGCGAGGTCAGCGTATAGACTTCTTCGACGGTGCCCCCCGAGCTATAGGCGGTGTAGCTCGTGCTGTTGACGTTGGTCCCGGCCACGGTTTTCAGTTCAAACGTGTTCGCCCCTGCGTTGACGTTCGCCACCGTGAACCGCCGGTTGTTGACTTCGACCATGCCGACGACGCCGGAAATATCCACCTGATCGCCATTGGCGTAGGTGTCCGATCCGGAGTACGTCACCACGGCGGGGTTCGCTTGCGTAATGCCCGTGATGGTCTGGCCGGTGAGCGTGATCGGACCCCCGTTTTTCTTGAACCGGATATACAGGTCCCCGAATTCCAGGACATAGGCTTGCGTCGTGCTGTATTTGAACGCGACCAGCCGTGTCGCCTTCGTGGAGTCCTTCACTTCGTCGCAAAAGTAGGTGCCGGGGCGGCGGGTGAGCGGGCCTTGCACCAAGGGGATCCAGTTGAGACAGGTCGCGAGCGAAGACCGATACCGATCGAAGTCCACCCGCCCGTACATGAGCGGGGAAAGTTCGCCGCCGTTGAAACTGGTCTGGATGGGACTTGCGCCGGGCATTAGTACCCGCTGCCTCCCGCGCCGATGATCCAACTCCGATCAGTCTGGAAGATCGACCCCTGCTGTCGGGCCGCAATCCAGCTATCCTGTGGTTCCTCTTCGGGAATACGCTCAAAGGCGTTGATCCGTTTGGCCTCGCGTTTCAACTCCAGGTATTCCGCATTCAAGGCCTGCTTTTTCGTGTTCGACTGCGTGATGACTTCGCAGAGATGCCAGGCGATCTTGCACGCCAGCATTTCCACAAAGAGGGCGTCGAACTTCGTGGGGTCCGTGATCTTCGCCACGTACCGGATTTCCAGCGAGGTCCCGTCGTTCGTCAGAATCGCGGGGCTGCCCTCGTGATTCTCGATCTTCCAATCCAGCCCGAGCCGCGCCGGAAGCAGAATCCGCAAGGCGTCGGCGGGCAACGGAAAGGCGTAGCTGTACGTGAAGTCCGGGGCCGTGGCGTGCGCCGCGAGGGTCGCCCGCTTCAGCGAGAAGTTCCACATGGCGGCCCGCAATTCTCGATCCCGCAAGGGTTCAAAGCAGACATTGCAATGCCGCGCATTGCTGTTGTCCTCGTCCAACGACACAATGCGCGACTGCCCGATCTTTTGCAGCGCCAAGTTGCAGATTAAGACATTGCTGACCGCCATTAGCGCATCTCCTTCGCGTAGCCATTCTCTAACAACGACCCGCTGAGACTTTCCTTGCCGCGCGTGATCCCGCCTAACAAGCGCCCGAAGCTATCCCGCTTGCAGGCGGTCAGTTCAGAGGGGCCAGCCTTGAGCCACGCCGTCGTAAATTCCGTCGCCGCGTCATACCCTGCCTGCCCCTTCTCTGGTGTATCGACACCAAGCAGCCGTACCCGTTCTTCCGCCGGAATGCCGACATGGAAGAGGATGAACGTATCGCCGTCGATCACGCGCTTGACGTGTTCCGGTTGCACGGTGAATGTGAGACACAATAGCAAGAGGGCATGTCGCATCGGGACTCCTCTCGGGTTACTTCTGCTCGCCGCCCGCGATCGCATCCTTCGCGGATTGATAGTTCTCCTTGCCGTCCTCGTAGGCTTTCCCCGCCACATCCACAAGATCATGGGCGACTTTCTGGATCTGTGTGAGGGTCTTGCCACAACCGGCCAACGCCACCGCGAATCCAAGAATGAGAAGTACCTTCATGTCTAAACCTCCTTTGGTTTGTTATTGTCCTTGTTTGCGGACCCTGCACTACTTCCGAAAAAGTAACTGATGATCGCCATCCAGGCCGGCACCAACGCGCCCAACAGCATGAGCATCACGTCATGCGAACCCTGGGGCATTTCGATGA